GTGTATAAAGTTAGCTGTGATTGCATCTTGTTGTCCCTTCGGGTCGATCTCATCAGCTAGTTCTTCCGTGTGTAACTTCATGTGTGTGTTATCAAAGACACTAGCAACACTGACCTTCTTAGTCTTACGAAACGATTGAACAACTTTAAATCCAGTAGGTGTAGTCCACATGATAGGAGCTTCGTAACCTATACCACGTACACTTTCCTTGAGGAACTTCATAACACTACTCACAGGTTTACACACCTCATCAGCTATTTTATTTACTATCTTAGCCAACCACATAACTGCGGTAAGCATCTCTCCTGTACTCTCCCAAGGATGATTCAATCCGATGCTATGAAAGAGGTTTTGTGTGAGCATATAAGATGACGAGCCATACGGACGATTCATCACAGCTAACTTAGCCAACTTACGAGTAAACCCGTACCGCATCCAGCTCTGTGCTATAATACCTCCATCATCCTTTAACTTATCATATACACGATCAGCTACGTGTTGATACAGGTCATTAGAGCGGTCAGATTCTACTAAGTTACACATCCTACCTGTGTCCTTGTCCCGTAACAATAACGATAGTATTTGCATACCGTTGTTACTGCAATCTTGACGGACAGGTAGGTAACTAACATAGCCGTACCCTTCCTCAGTAAACTTCTTGTACTCCAAGCAGAATCTAAGGAAGCAGAACGGATCACTAGCATCAGTCCACCAGTCAGTACCGTGCGGATCATTCGCAGCTTCAAGTATAAAATCTTTACGCTTGTTCACCCATGCGATCCGTTCATCCCGTGTACCTTTTACTCCCCACATATTAGCACCGTGAATTAATATTAGCATGAGGTCATCTTCATCTACTACTTGCTCACCCCTCTTGAAGTCTAACAAACTCTTAGCTAAGTCGTTGCCTTGTGGGTGTAGGTAGTGAGGTAAAGCATACACTCTACCCCTGTAGTCACATCGATACGGAAAGAATACCTTGTCCCACTTTTTATATATCTTAGCTAGGTGTAGTATGCGACAAGCTTGAAACCTTTTACTTCCGTTAGCTTCGTTAGCTACCTTAATATCTTTTTGTTTTAATTTCCAAGCACGTAATTCATGCGGACACTCACCAGTATATCTCGGTTGCTCATCGATCTCTCCGAACTGTGGGATGTTACCTACCACTCGTTTGTTCTCCCAACACCTCAAGCTTATATCTAATATCTCTTCGTTGATAGACCAAGCTACCTTCTGCATATTATTAACAGCTGAAAAGACGTGCGAATAAGAACTCAAGTGAGGTTCAAACCAACTTAACGGCTTGCCTGTAAAGAAAGGGATAGGAGCTATATGCTTAGACGAGTAGCCTCCACCTATTATAGTGTGCCAGTCAACAGGTTCTTCATCCAACGCCATCTTGAACGGACGACACCCTTCCATCCACGCATCAAACCTTCGTATCCAATCTGTAAAGTCTTTTGTAGGTAGTACTAAACGCTCTGGCTTGTGCCCCTTTTGTTTAGCTTTGAAGCCTACTTGCCATAGTCCTGTGTGTAATCTTATTTCCTCCAACAACCAAGCACCTAAGCTAGTCTTCTGTCGAGCGTCCCAAAGAGTGAAGCGTTCCTCCATTTTCTCGTACAGGTAGAACTGTTTTAGCTTCATTGCTTTACTCCTGTCATCTAACTTTAACAGGTCGAGCTTGTTAGGGTGAAAGGTTTCGGTTGCTTGCTTCCACCTTGCTTCGTTCTCGAACGCTTTGCCGATGCGAAAAGCCATGCCACTCACGCTTAGGTTACGATCTAGGTGATCAAGGAAGGTACGCAAAGCGATGATAGCAATTTCATACGGACACGTATCAAGTACAAAGGTAAGAAACAAAGGTGTAGTATGCTCTGTACCTCCTCCAAACTGCTTCATAAACTCATCGATACGCTTGCCTAACTTCGGACACATAACTGACAACATACGCTTGGCACTGGCGGTCTTACTGGACTCACCTTCAGCCCTTAGCCGTGCCTGTTGGTTACGATACTGTGCCCGTCCCCACTCACGCATACGCCAAGTGTTTCCCTTGTTGTTGTTGTTGTTGTTAGCTTCCATTTTTGTTCTTATTGTACCACGTCTTAGGTAGTTTCCTAGGTATGCTAGTGCGAAAAGGAATTAACTTACCATCTTCGTCCCGGACATACTTACCTTGGTTGTTTGTCTTGAAGGCTGTGATCTGAGTGTTCCCCCAAAAGTGATACCATCCGTCAGATATAGCTTTGTGATCGATACCACTCCAGTCGAAAGGACAGTCGGTTATCTCATCATTTATGTCGAATTTCATGTTTAAGTATATCGTTCTCAGCCTCCCAAAATTGTCCGTCTACAACGAAAGGTTTATTCTCTTGGGTCTTCGACTCGGTTGGCGTACAGGTACTCTTGAACTTCTTCTTCGTCCAAGCCATCAATCGCTTCCATGTGGTACTCTCTTTCTCTTTCTTCTTCATCGTATAAATCGTATGGGTTGTTAGCGTTTAGCCAGTTGTCGTAGCTATTCATCTTATTATATTTAATCTCTTCAGGTATGTCCCAAGATCGGTTAGTAGTAAATAGTCCTGTATTAATCACGGTACATCCAAGCTGTAAAGATTATTATTACTAAGATGATGGATAGGAATGTAAGACTAGTCATAATTATATATTCTCCTTCGGTCATTGGTTATTTAGTTGGTTCTTTATATCGTCTCCGATCGGTTCGTAATTGCCGAGGGCTTCGATCTGGCGTTTAAGTTGCTCGTCTTGTAGCTCTACCAGTCGTTCACGGACACGTAAATTGTCGGTTAGCTTGTACTTTAAGCCTGTGTAGTGAGTGATAAGAGCTTGTAACGATTCGTCATCAAGACTCGGTAAGTTGTCAGGGTCAGTTGTCATCGGTTAAAGCACTCCTTCTACGATGCTATCAAAAGCGTTTTGAAAACGATACTCTAGCTCTGACTCGGTCAAGGAAATCATGTGTCCTGTGTGTGTTAAGTGGATTCCAGACTCATCAATATTAATGTTGGTATCACTTCCGTTTTCGTTAAAGATTCTTTTGAGTTCAGCTACTGCGAGCTTCTTTCTTAATGCTATATCCACAATTAGGTCGTCCTTTCTAAAAGTAATGTTCTCTCTTAGTTTTTCCAAGTCTTCACGGATGTAAGTGAAAGGACAGGTGGATGTATTGTTGTAATCTTCTATTAGGTATTTCATATTGGTATAGGTATTAGTTTTTATCGGTTAAAGTTATGATCGGTACAAGTTGTGCCTTCGTTTTCCATGCCTTGCAAGCTTATATCGCAGTCGGTACATTTCTTAGAGCCACGGACAGGTACACTTAGTTTCTTGATTTCCTTGAGAGTTTGCTTAAAGGCCTCTATTGCTTCGCCTTTACTACTAGCCGTTCCTTGAAACTGAGGGTATTGACGGCACGCCCAAAGAATATTCGGGACGGTGTTGTATCGCTCGTTGTCGATTCTATAGAAGAACGCGATTTGTTGCCCGTTGTGGTCGGTTAGGTAGTAGGTTACACTCATCGGTTAAATTTGTTTTTCATTTGTGATACACAAGATGCGTTGTGATTCATTTTTACAACTTTTGATTAATAATTTATTTAGTAGGTTTAGCTAAGTGGAAGCGAAGGTTTAAACTAGTCGCAAGCCGTTGACCTGCAAGCCTAGCTTTCGCAGGACTAGCCGATTCTATCGTTGCAACTTGTTGAGGTTTGTCGTCTTTGTCTAGACAGATGATTTGATAGTCTTTTCTCATGTGTCGTTTAAGCTATTAATGACATCAAACGCACTAGAGATTTGATTTAGTTTCTGCTGTGCCATTTGATATGAGAAAATCGCTTCAGATAAAAAAGCTTTATCTTTCTTGCAGATTATCTTCATTGCGTCCCAATATGCTCCGCCCTTGCTGAAGTTTTCACGCTTAACCCACTCTTCAAAACAAGACCAAGTATTATAGCTATATTCCTCTTTTTCTCTTAATTCAAAGTAGCGTTTTACGCTCGCATCCGAAACCGTGTATTTAGTTGTAGTCATAGTATTTTATAAGTAAGGATTAATTAAGAAAAGATGATGCAAAGAACGATCAATCCCCATCCTCCGAGATATAACAAAGGGAATGAGTTTTCTATGATGCGGTCGAGTTTGGTTTGTTTGGTGTTGTTCATAGTCTTATTGGTTTTAGGTATTAATTAGAAATTGCTTGTTCGATTGCTCTTTTCTTTTTTGAGCCATGAGGATTAATCCATATTGACTTTGCCGATAGCCGATTACCTTTGCATAGTTGACAAGTATCACAAGAAAGACCTCGACTATCAGCCAAGCATTCAATTGTATTCTTAGGTTGCTCAGGGCTTACATGGAAGAATCGCAAGCTTTTAGCCTTTGCACGGCGTACGCTATCGTTTGTCTCGGTTGATGCCATAAAATAAGATCCATAAGCCGTAGCCTTAGCACTTGGCATTTCTTTCCAGTCATGAAAATAACCCGTCCAACCATCACTTGCCTCAGTAATCGCTTTGACGATCGAAAGAGGGATTAAAGAAGGATTGCCGTATGCTCCAAATCGTACCTTTCTGCCGTTAAAAACATTGGCGTATAG